GGCCCGGTGCGCCCGGAACGCCTTCGCCATCTGCCGGGCGAGCTTCGTCTCGATGGGTTTGAGTGCCCGGTCTCGCTTCCAGATCTTCGTCAGGGCGGTGATGCTTTCGAGGAGGTCGCGGAGCGGGGTCATGCCGCCGCCTCCCGGAGGTAGGTCTCCAGTTTACCGATCGCTGTCGCGAGCGCTGCCTCGCTGTCGTCAGGCTGCGAGTCTTCACCCTCCGGGAACCACTCCTCGACGAGGTCGGCGGCGTGCTCTTCCCCGAGGACGTCGAGGAGCATCCGAGTCAGGTGCTTGATCGGGATCGTGCCTGCCGCTGCGGCGCCCTTGAGCGTGCCGGCGTGGACGATAGCATCGACCAGTTCGGTGAGGTCGCGTTTGAGGATCGACGGGAACTTGACCTCGACCGCCCGGTTCATCGGCTCCCCGGTCTCCGGGTCGGCGCCGAGTGTCACGAGCCGGTCGCCGTCATCGTCGATCTCGACCGTCGCCCCGGCCTGCAGCGGCCCGGACGGCATCATCGCGGCCTGGTCGATGATATAGTCGAGGATGTTGCCGAGGATCGACGACCAGAGGCTTTGCCGGGCGGTGAACTGGAGTTCCATCGGCCGCTCCATGCTCTTCGCCGTCGCGAGGTTGCCGGTGCTCGGGTCGCCGGTGAGGTAGGGCTCATTGATGCCCGTCGCGCTGCAGACCATCAGCATCAGCCGGCGGGCGTCGTCCATGCTGGTCGTGATGCCGGAGGTCTTGATCGGCTCGAGCTTCGTCCCGGGCGTCGTCACAAACGTTCCACCGGTCATGCCACCGCCCTGTGCCCGGGCCTCGGCGAGCCCCTGCTGCAGCCGAGGGATCATCTCCTGGAGTTTTGAGACGGCGGCGGTTGCGACCCGCTTGTTCGCACCTGTGAGCTGCATCGCAAACTTGCTGAGCGCGTCGGTGATCGTGACCCATTTCTCCAGAAATACCTTGTAGGCGTTCGCCCAATCACAGGCCGCGTAGAGTTCCGAGACGCCAAACTGCATGTCGTCGAGCCGGTTGACGCTGACATGGTAGATCGGGGTGTCCGCCCGGACCGGGATGCCGGCGATGTATGCGGGGTGGCCGCCGCGAGGGTTGTACCGCCAGTCGGGATAGTAGGCTTTTTTCGGCTCGACGGTCGGGAACCCGGTTGAGGGGTTGACGGTCGTCGTGTTCCAGACCCGGAGATAGTACCACGGGTCGGCGGCGTCGTCGGGGTTGCTGATGATCGCCGCAATCTCGTCGAACGGGATCGTACGGATCTTGACGTGGCCAGTGCTCGGGTTGACGAAAAACACGAAGAAGAGGTTCGCAAATAGCTGGAGGCCGGTCTCCAGCCGCATCCAGGCTTCGACGTCGCCAAAGACGGTCCGGTTGGTCGGGTCCTTGAGGACCTTCTGCACGACGGCGTCGACGGTCGGGTGCACGGCCCGCAGCGTGACGCCCTGCCCCCAGACATAGAGATTCTGGACGGCCACGGCTCGCTTGATGAGCGGGTTTTTGAGCCAGTAGATCCGGACCATCCGGGAGATGTTGCGGAGCCCCTCGCGGGAGAAGTCTCGGTTGCTGCCGCCGATCCGCTGCCACCCCCGCTCGCTGAGCTGGTCCTCCAGGACGGCGAGCCGCTCGACGAGAAGATCGTAGGAGTCGAGGGTAACCTGTAGTGCGTCGGTAAACTGCTGGAGGTCCTCCGGGGCGGCGGCTGCGGCACTGCTCATGCGGTCTCCTCGAATAAGCCGTCGGCGGGAGTCGAACCCGCAACCGCTCCCTTACAGGGGGAGTGCGCTACCTGTTGCGCCACGACGGCCAGATTGCTCATTTGCCAGTCTCCAGACCAACTGCTGCGAGCCAGTTGTTCCCGGCGGCGACGATCGCCCGGACCTCGTCCTCAGTGATGGTGCCGTCCTCGATCGCGTCACAGATGACGTCGACGGCTGCACGGGTCGCGTGTGCGGCCGCGATGGTCCGGCGACCCCATGCCCGGCCGGCGAGGGCAGAGAGGATCGCGGTCCCGGCGATCGCGGCGACGGGGTAGAGGAGATCGAGGGGGAGTGCCTCAATCATTCGCCCCTCCCGGCCCCGACGACCTGCCCGTTCCGGATCAGGTAGTAGCCGCCCGGATACCGGAGGGTGAATGAGGTTGCGCCGGCAGCCTCGTACTGCTCGATCTGCTCGACGAGCGATGCCCGGATCTCCTTGGTGTGGCCGTCGAGGACGAAGGCACGGACGGCTGGAGAGATCGGACGCGGTCCGGGTGCGGCGCCGGGCGAGGCACTCGGGGGTGCGTGAGGATCGGGCGGCGCGGCGCGGGTGAAAAATGCGCGGATGGCGTCGACGATGTTGATGAGGAGTGTTGCTAGTCTAGACATACGTGAGCCTCCTATTTGGCTATACGTATGTCTAGGGGCTACATCGCCTTATAAAGGTAGGAATTTACAAATTTGTAAAAACGTAGGGTATTATATAGTAGGAGTTACACCGGGCTGATACTCGCCTCGTCGTTATACGTGACGACCTCCCCCTCGTGCGACCCGAGCGCCTTGAGTAGCTCCACGAGCGAGGCATGAGCGCCGGAGAGCGCGTCCACCTGGTCGTCGTGGGCGCCGTCCGGGAAATACTCTAGCTCCTGGAGGAACGTCCGGTTCCACTCGCCCCGGACCAGGATGACCTTGCCGTGCTCGGCGGCGCTGGAGACAGGCTTCGCCCTGAGGATCTTGCTGCCGGTCGACGGCCGGCCGACGACGACGAACCCGGGCAGGGCGTCGACGAGGTTGTCGATGTGGTAGAGCGAGGCGCTGCCGGGCTCCTGCTCGACGATGATCGGGGTGAGGGGGCCGTCCATCGCGGCGGTCGCGGCCACGGTCTCCATGACCGTTCCGGGGCTCTCCTGGAGCCGGACGACGTCGAGGATGTAGAAGTAGGGCTCTTTGTAGCCGAGGAGCAGCCCGACCGTCCAGTCGGGATCTTTGTTCTTCGTGGTGCGCCGGGACCCGGCAAAGTCCCAGTACCGGACGGCAAGGTCGATGGCCGGGGCCTGGTCGATGACCTCGAACCATTCCCGCCTGAAGTACATCCCGGCGACCGGGCGGACCTTCCAGTTGCCGTTGAGCAACCGCTCCCGCTCGACGCGGTCCAGCGCCATGAGTTTGCCCCGGTAGGCCGGGTCTCTGCTCGTCAGTGCCGGATTGTCTTCGAGTTTCGCCGGGATGAACGTGACCGACATCGGGATGGAGTCAGGGTAGCGCTCACTGAGCTCCTCGGCCGTGTCGGCCCAGATGAGGTCGTCGCCGAACTGCACGAACCACTGGAGGACGCCGGCCCGCTCGGGGATCGGATAGCCAGTCTCCGGGTCGATCCACCACGCGATGAACTCCGCGACCCATGAGTCGGCGTCGGGGTTGGTGGTCGCCATGATCCGGGGACGGACGCCGCAGGTGCTCCGGTTGCGGCTGAACATGTACGAGAACTGCCGCCAGGTGAAGTGCGTCAGTTCGTCGAACCCTATCAGGCAGATCTGCGAGCCCTGCCAGTCGAGGCGGTTGCGCTCATACTCCATGTGGGCGAACGAGACGCCGGCACCGGAGGGGAACCTCCATTCGAGTTGCTGTTCCCGGGGGGTGGCCTCGAGCGCAGGATAGATCTCGGCACTGTCGTCCCAGAGGCCGCCCTCGGCCCGGACCTGTGTGGTGGTCCGGCGGAAGATGACCGCGCCGAACCCGGGGACGTGCGACCACTGGAGCGGGGCGAGGAGGAGGGCGAAGGACTTACCGCCCCCGGCAGCTCCGCCGTAGATCGTGATGTCGGCGTCGGAGCTGAGGAAGTCGGTCTGTGGCCCGGGTTGCGGCCGGAGCCCGAGCCGGTCCCAGAGGCCCTCCCGGGCATAGTCCGGGTCGAGGTCGCAGAGGAGGCTACTTGCCAACGATGCGATGGAGCTCTCGGGTGAGCCTCTCGCGGCACTCATCGCACATCACCTCCAGGACGACCGATTTGAACTCGACGAACTGCGGGTTCTGGATGATGTTGATAGTCGGGCCGTCACCCTTCAGTTCGCCCCGCACCTTGGCGAGGAGTTCGACGATGCCCCGCACCTCTCGGAGCGCCATGCACGCCTCTCGAGTGCCCTCAGTCTCCGCCCGGTCGAGTATGGTCAGCGCCCGGTCCTTGAGCCGGGAGACCTCATCGAGGATAGTCTGGGCGTCTGCGACCTCCTGCGCCTCCTGTGCGAGGATTGCCGCCTGTACCTCTTTGGCCTGCTGTATCTCCTTTTTCTTGGCGGCTTTTGCGATTTGCTCCGCGATATGGCCGTTTCGCTTGTGGCGGCCAACAGACGAGTAAGAGACGTCAAACCGTTTCGCAACGTTCCGCAACGATTCGCCCTCGACGAGCGCCTTGTCGATCTCGACCCGCTGTGGATGGTTGCAGATCTTGCACTGCCCCCCGGGAGACCTATCCATCGTTGGCCTCCTGCTCTTCGAGGGCGTCCAGGGCCTGCTCTACCACGTCTTCGAGGGTCCGAGCATTGCGCCGGATCTTGAGGAGCCAGAGCCGGGTGTGGAGGGCGGCCGAGACCGAGAGGGTGCGAGGAGGTTTCATAGATCCCCCCCGTCGGTCGTGCTTCGAGCGTAGCGCGGCGGGCCGTAGAGGTCGATGGTCGCGGGCGGGTGCCAGTCCGGGCCGGCCTGCTCCAGCGGACACCAGGTCGGGATGAGAGGGTAGTCAGAGAACTTTCGGCAGCGGGGGATGCCGCCCTCATCGCACCACTGGCTTGCCCGGCAGCTCCGGGAGCCGGCGGCATGAG